TGCTTCAACACATTGAACAAAGTAGGTTGTGGAGGATGTATATTTGCCATGTGTGGCATTTGTCCACCAATAGGGATTGCTTCGACTACTTCATCGGCAGAGGAATCTAAATTAGATTCTTTTAAATGTGCACCTCTTGGGACAATCCATTTCCCTTTAAATAAGGAATGATGCTCCAATATAATAGATAATGCTTTGTTATATGCTTTCTGATCTGGTATCTGATCTTCTATCGAACTTCTTCCCCATAATCGGAAAGGAACGTCTATTTCTCTATAATGCACAACAGGTAATGGCCTATCTCCAGTATTATCTTTCGGAGTGGGGTTGTCTCCCATAAACAACATTATATTATTGGCACATATAATCATTCTTCCATCAGGAAATTCTGGAGTAGATTTTTGCCAATATCTTTTTACGACTGCCCCTTTTTCCGATGGCTCTCCACTTGATTGTGGATTTACTTGCGATGTGGTAGGTGATACCAAACCATCTAAAAACTTTTCAAATGTAGAGGCTGTGTCTCTAAACTCTGGAGTTACATATTTTCCTTTTTCAGGAAATTGTCTTCTGATTTCTTCCAAAGAAAGCCACTCTCCAACAATAACCGAATCACATTCATTTAACTCTGTTCCACTACCAATGGGAACAACGGAAAAGGGAGATAACGTCTTGATAGATAACTTTCCTGTTCTATATTGTTCCACTCCCACAACTTGTTGTTTTGATTCCATCATAGGTTCGCCCATTTCGTTCATCATAGGTTCACCCATTTCATCTACCTGTTCCACTTCGGTAGTTTCTTCCTTCACACTTGATAACATTTCACCAGCGTTGGGATTCCATTCCGTTAACAAGAAACCATTCCCACAAGACAAGACCCAACCAATTAGCCTTCTCTTTAATTGTTTCCAATGCACATCATTCTTAATATGAAACCATACTTTTTGGGCTAAACGTGCTGCATCGACATCTTCTTGTTCGTTCGAGTTAGGTAAAACACTAATTGCTGCGTTTCCAGTAGACAACTTTGATAGGTTAATTCGGTACGCAGACATCATTAAATTTGAAGTCATTCGTACTTGTCTTCTTCTGGAAGGGGGAAGCCATAATCTGTTTTTTGATGGATGCCATACTAAATGTTGAAATCCAAGTAAGTATGCAGTATTCAAAAACCATTGTCGGTGATAGGGTTGCAATTTCCTTATACCCTTTTCCCATTCTTCTTGTACCATTGACATCGCACCAGTTTCTGTTTTGGTGTGATCTATTTCTTCCTGTAACTCTCTAGGAGTAGTTGGATCAAGCGTGATTTTATCCTCTGCCATCTACATCACCTTTATTTGTACTGTATTCAGACATTAAGTTTGGAGGTAAATCTTCTCCCAATGCCTGTAAATAAATAGAAGTTTCGTTTTCTGAAGTTGTAAATCCAGAACCATTGTTTCTTTCAGAATAATCTAAGTTTTGAGCAGCAGAATATTCTCCATAATCCCTAGACATAATCCTATCCAATAGTTCTTTCTCTACAGCGAAATGTCTTTCCTTGTCTTTTGTCCTCTCTCTCTCTTTCAAAATGAGAAGGCAAAGACAAACCAAGCCAAACAAAGCTGAAAATATTGTCTCTATCAAGTCAATCCTCCTAAATAAGGATCGTATACATCTTCCTCATCTCGATATTTCTTTGGGTGTTTCACTTTCTGTTCCATAGTCATGCTATCCCATATCTCTGCACCATCTGGTCCAGCAGGGTGTGTTTGTATTAAATATTTAATAGCGTCAAACGCATGGTTATCTTTTTGAACAATACGTTCTGGCGTATTCTTTTTCATTACCTGTGTCTGATTCAACTCGTCATGCCTTAAATGGTTTAGTTCCCACCATAGTTTAGGACAGGCGTGGGTTATAATTACTTTTGGGTCTTCTAAATTCTGCCATGCTTTATACAATGCCTGTGCAAAAGCTACATCATCACCAGCACGACCAGGAACTAGAGGCCATCCATACTCGGTAAACATATCACCAAGAGTTTTAACTTGCTCTCTATCACCTTTACCAACGCCACCACCCCACTGCAACATACTACGCATGGAAGGATCGTGGGCTACAAATATCAAATCTTCCCAATCAGGGTGTGCTTGTATTGCTGTATTTATCTCTTGTGGTTTCTGTTTCGCCCTATAATATTCCCAATAGAATATAATCGTGCCACTAGGAGATATCGTTGCTAACTCAAACGCACTAGGGTTAGAACCACCCCAATCAAATCCAGCATATCGAGGCCACCAAGAAGGAATAATTCCATCTTTAACTACATGATGTAGTGGTTTATGAATATATTCTGTCCAACTAGGCAGTTCAGGAAATACAGGTTTACCACTCGCAGCATACGGGTCCATTTCAAACTCCTTACGCCAAGCCCAATCTGGCATACCCCTCTTTTCTTTGGCTATCCATTCTTGCTTTGCTTTCTCTGGATCGGCTGAGTAATGTACTCTCGCTATAGTGAAACCATTTTTATTTCTGGCTACTGTTAGACCCTGGTTTTGTTGTGGCATATCGTTTTCTTTGTGATGGCAGTTTAGGTACTGTTCTCGCTGGTTCCTTTGGTTCCATTGGTTTTGCTTCTACTACTATTGGTTCTTCTTTTATTTCTTTTGGTTGTGGCGATAGTTGTTCTAAGTCTATGGAAAATATCAATCCCTTACTATTTACCAATAACCATTTTCCATTGTGTTCCGTTGCAGCAACAATACCATTAGCCCCATTCCAATCGGAAAGACTTCCACCTTCCACTGTTAATTTAATAACTGTTGAATCCACTGTAATCATGCGACATCCTCTACTAAATCCCAAAAGAATCCTGCGTTTGCTGAACTGATACCTATGAACTGTCCCCCACCTGTGATAGCTGGTTTGGCAGCCATATACGCATTAGCAGCTTCTTCTTGAAAGCCCATCTCGTCAGAGATGATAACCGAGGCAGCTCTGGAACGAATCACGTCTGCTCCCTGTTTAATAGCCTTCACTATGGAACCATTGTTCCACAGAAGGTTTCCTTGAGAAGGTTTTGGGCGATCAAATATATATTCTGGCAAATGCCAACAAACGAAAGAGGCTCTCGCAACTTGTGGATCATCTCTATCGAATACCATCGCAGCAGCATCATCGAAGTTCTTAGACTGCCATAGTATTAATTGGTTTGGCATCGTATATGCTCTCCATACACAATACGCAACTGCTAACCAACTAATAGTCATCTGCCTACTTTTTGGAATCAGTAACAACTTTTCATGTTGGAATAGATGTGCTAAATCTTTGATATACTTCTTTCGAGGAAATAACTTAACCTTCCCTTCATCTTTCTCGTCTTTCGTTTTCACCAATGCTAGAAAGTTAAGAAACGCATCGTCATTTATCTTTGGATCAATAGACTTTAACGCCCCATCTCTAGCGGCAGCGAGTTTCGCTTTCGTTGCCTCAACAACTGTAGTGATAGGCAATTACTATTCTTCTTCCCATTCAGGTTTATCTTGTGCATCACGCAGTATTTGGTCTGCTTCGTCTAATATTTGTTGTTTCTCATCTTCACTTTTCCCTTCAAACATACTTTGGAAAACGTGTTCGTGTTGCTCTGGAGAGAAATCCCCTTTAATCTTTAATATTTTATTGATAGCATCTAACCTGGAAGGCCAATCTTCCACGTGTTCGACAGTCATATTACCACCAGTACCGAACTTCATAGGTCTAGTGGCATCTAGTGCCTGGTCTAAACGCATATATGCTCTGTGCATACGTTCCGATATACCTTGTTTGGAGAAGAATTTCTCTAGGTACGTCTTGATACGAGGTTTCCCAAGTATATTTTTTGACGCATTTCTGGAATAAGAGTCAGAATATCCAGCTTTCTTTGCAGCGTCAGTTGCATTTCCACCATTTTCCAGATAATTCTCTACAAACCTTTGTTCCCTAGGCTCTAAACCAGTCTTTTTGTTTAATTTTGCCACATTTCACCTCAATTTTTATTAAACTTTCGGCACTGTACTCCTATTATACCATAATAGTGCAAATAATGCAAATAGTGAAAGTAAATAAATTCGGTTTTGGGTCTATTTCCCACTTTCCTGGTATAAAATGAGGGTAATTAAGGCATAATTGGCTAGATCAAGGAGGGTATCTTCTATCTTTTCATCTTTCACTTCCAGTTTTTCTTCTTTCATAAATTGCATTAACCGACTAAATTTGTCGGATAAGCGTACCGCACACCCTTTCCAAGCTGGAATACCACCCAACTCACATACTCTGAAGTTAGCGAAGACATCTTTCTTGTTAGCGTAGTCGTGTCTTTTCTCTCTGTTGATCTTTTTCATCTCATCGAGGAGTGTATTAAACCTATCTTTCATGGTATTCCCATACTCTTTTCAACCCAGCGTCTATGGATATCTTCGGAGTCCAGTCTAATATACGTTTCGCCTTTGATATATCGGCATTGGTGCAGTCTATATCGGAAGAATGTCTTGGTTCAGATCGAATACTTGCCTTTTTCCCTATAATATTCTCCAGTTTCTCTATAATTTCCTTGACACTGACTGGTTCATCTCTACCTAAATTGAATATTTCGCATCCAACGGATATCAAAGACTTCTGTATTCCCTCACAAATGTCCTGGACATGGGTATAATCCCTTGATTGCGAACCATCTCCGTACATTACCAGTTCTTTATTGTTGCTGATGCAGTCAATGAATTTGCTAACACTCATATCAGGTCTGCCTTTTTCTCCATATACAGTGAAGAAACGCAATATAGAGACATCAATCCCATGAAATCGGTGATATACGGAGCCGACCTCTTCGGCCATCTTCTTTGACTCCGCATATACCGACAACATATTCCCTATTTTGTCATGTTCCATGAATGGAATCATCTTCGCACCGCTATATATACTCGAAGTGGAAGCTAATACAAATTTGGGGACTGAAAATTTTCGGCAAAATTCTAAACAATTCACTGTAGACATCACATTATTCTGTATATACCTCGCTGGTTCCTCGTTGGAACGCCTCACCCCTGCACTACCTGCCAAATGAATGACTGCATCTATCTTCAATTTCTCGTTCAACTGTCCAAGTTTGTCTATTGAACTGGTTTCCGACAAATCCAACCCCATAAACATAAAATCTCTAGGATTTTTATTACTGTTATCTAGGTATTTGACAGCGTTGTTCAGAAAGTGAAGACGTTCCTGTTTGAGAGAGAAATCAGATTCCGTGGACATGGAGTCAATTCCAATAACTTTATGGTTTTCCTTCAACATCTTATTTACAAAGTGTGATCC